ATTGACAATGAAACCTCTTTATGATTATTTTTTCTCTAATAATTTAGATGTTCAATCTAAACCTGATAAATTTAAAAAAGGAGGTGGTAGACGGGATGGTTTTAAAGCTAGAATTATTAATGTAGAGAAATGGCATGATGGATCTATGCAAACTCATTCAAATAGATTAAATTCTTATGAGAATATAATATCGAATTTTTCTAAAGGTATTGTATTTATGGATTTAACGGTGTGTAAGAATGGAAATCCGTTTGCTAGAGAAGTTTGTACAGGTTTTCATTTGAAAGATGGATTTGTTATGTGTCCAGCTCATTTTTATATGAAGTATTATGATGAAGAAGAAGTTTACATTGTTTGTTATATTAATAAAAAACGGTGGACAATTGAAATGCCTAGAGATTGTTTTAGAGTTACAGAAGATGATATGGTTGTTTTTAAGTTACCGAGAAGTGTACCTATGCCAAAACAATTATATGATCAGATAATACAGGCTAGTAATTTTGAACATATAAATGATTTAACTGAAATGAGATTTGTTACTACAAATCATGATGGTGAAATTATTGTACGTACTGTACATAAAGCTCCTCAATCTGGAGATATAACATATACTGCTTCTGGTCAAAACATTATCTTAAATCATTATATTGCTTATTTAGGAGAATCACACCCTGGAGATTCTGGTTCACCTATAGTAATGACAACTTCTACTGGTGAAAATATTATTGTTGGTATGCATGTTGGTGTTAATCAACGAGGGTTTAAGTGTACAAGTGTTGCCACTTGTTTGTGCAAAGAATATATTGATCATATATTAAAAGCGTTTTCTCCCCATTCATTAGCTTTAATTCCACATAAAATTTTACAAGTAGTTTCTTCAGAATTATCGCATGAATTACCTCGTAGATCTAAAATTAAAAGATCTGTTTTATATGGTTGGGATGGTCCTCCAGAGCGAATTCCAACTCATTTAACGACTTTTAAGAATTCAGATGGTGAAGAAATCAATCCAGTATTTAAAGCTATGTTGAAATTACATCAGATTGAAACAGTACCCACAGATATTCCTAATGATGTCCTTGATTATTTATTTCATTTGTATCCGCCTAATGATAATAGAGAATTACTTAGTTTTGAACATACATTAAATGGAGATTGTTTAAAAGGTATTACATCTATTGTCGGTGGTACATCTCCTGGTTATCCATATAGCTTGAATAAAACTAAAGGAAAAGGTCCTTTTGTGACTTTAGTTGACAATAAATATGTATTTCAAGAAGACTTCTTAAATAAACTGAATGAATTTGAGAAACAGTTAATTGCTGGAAATCAAATTTCTGTTTTATGGGGTGATGTTCTTAAAGATGAACTTCGACCTATTGAAAAAGTTAAAGCTGGAAAGACACGATTATTTTCTACATGTCCATTACATTATTTATTTCTTGTTAGAAGATAATTTTTATCATTTATTACTTATGTTCAAAGTAAATCAGCTACACATCCTGTGTCTGTAGGGATAAATGCTCACTCACTAGATTGGACGATATTACATCAACGTTTAAATAAAAATGCTAAATCAGTTATTGCAGGGGATTTTGAAAATTTTGATGGTAAACTACCAAAATTTGTAGGGAAAAAATTCCTTGAGTTTGTTAACCGATGGTATGATGATGGTGAACAAAATGCTAATGTTAGGTCTCTTTTAATGGAGCATGTTTGGAATGCTTGTCATATAAATGGACAAAATATTTACCAAGTTGTAGATGGTAATCCCTCAGGAAATCCAATGACATCTATATATAATTCATTCTGTAATATCATAATGTGTTATACCATTTTAACAGAAGATTTTCACTTATTGATTGATGAATTTGAAATAGCAGTTTATGGTGATGATAATATTATAACTATAAATAAACCTAATATTCGATGTATTGATTTTGCACCTCATTTTATGAGTAGGTTTGATATGGTGTATACTCATTTTTCAAAAGAAGATGTTTGTCCTTATGATACAATGGCTACTATTAGATATTTGGGTCGAGAATTTATTTACAATGAAGGGGTATATAAAGCACCACTTAAATTTCGAACAATTATAGAATCAATGTATTGGATGAAAGGAGATAATGATGAGTTAGATGTATTGATGTCAAATTTAGATTCTTATTGTACTGAGATGTTTCATTTTGGTCCAAAGGTTTTTAAGGAATATATAGGTAAGATATTAAAAGAAATTGAAAATTGTTTTCCTATAACTGTGTTGGATCATGCTTTGCTTAGATGCAAACCATATTCACATTTTAGGAGAATAATGTATGAAGAAACGAATGACAGAGTAATTAGTTTTCAACCTCATTCTAAAACCTTAAAACTAATAAACACTTTTAACTTTGGTGTTTTAAAAACAAAAAATGTTAATTTTACCACAAAAATTAAAAATGTGGCTCTGTCGAGAGACAATAAAATCTTTTGTATTTATATACCTGATAATAAAGTAGTTGTAGG